AGTAGGGAAGAATCAGCATAGCGTTGTGAAAATTCTTGATATGTGAACGAACGGTGCCGGAGCACTTGAGCTGCGATTCCCCTGGTAGTATTGATTTCCAAGGTCATGTATGCCTGCTCAAAGATACTCCAGTGCTGATGCTTCACACAATATTTCAAGAGACCAGAGAACTTTTCATTCTCCTGGTTATTTGGATTCGACACACGGGCACAATAGGCCATGTGTTTCTCTGCGTCTGGGGTGACACTGATCAACTTAATCGGGGTATCCGTCATCGTCATTAAATACTTCGTCGTAATCGGTTATGTAATATGCAGCAGGATCATCAAAGTTCTCCTGCTTTGTTTTGTATGCATCAACGTCAGAGTATACCTCAGACTCTAGCACATCCACAAGAGACTTTAGATTCCTCACAATTAGTTTTAGTTTCTCTCTATCCATAAAAAAATGGGAGGTTTCCCTCCCATCATAACACTATTCAATTGGTTTGACAATCACTTAGTGTAAGTTTTGCCGCGATAGCAGAAGGTTCCGTGAGTCTCTTTGGACTCTACACAACGAGTATCATACTCAACACCACGATATGCAGTGTGAGAGATCTGAGCGTTATGCAGGGCAGCTGCCTTATTGATCTGCTTTTTGATGAGATTGAGTGTGTTCATGGTAGTTACTCCTGAAATACTAGGGATTTTTGCCCCGTTCCTTCAGTCGTTTGCGTCCCCGTAGGGATGAACGTTCCGTTCCGCGACCTACTTGCGTCCCACAGAGTGGGATGAACGACAGGTCTATTATAGACCATCATGCCTTATTTAGTCAACCAGTTTTGTATAATGTGATACAGTTTATTTTACAAACTTATTGGGTTGATATCCAGATGGATTAAATGGTTTACCAAGTTTTGATGGTATATATTTTGTAGATCCATCACCTTTTGGTGCATACCTTCCACCAGCACCAAACAGTTTATCATATCTCTTGGCACTGACTGTGCGTCCAGTTCCACCTGAACCCAATGGGTCTCCAACAACTTTAGTTCTCTGGTAGGTAGTTCCACCTGTTTTATTAGTTCTTACTGGTTTAAAATCAGTCATCTGATTGGCACCAGATGCTTGAGCAGTATTAAAACGACCACCGCTTGCACTAGGAACTGCGTATCTATATTTGGTTTTGAACTTATTATCCCTCTGAAGGACCTTCAGTCTGTTTTGCTGTCTCCTCTGCCTATATTCTACAGTATCTCTAAAGTCAGGTTCTGTTTCTGTTTGTCTCTCAAGTCTCCGTTGCCTTCTCCTATTTCTTTCTTGAGCTTTATCCTGTTGTCTTTCAGCTCTTGCTCGTTCCTTTCTATCTACCTTATCTTTTTTCTCTTTCTTTTCTTTCTTTTCTCCACCACCACCAAATTTACCACTTACATTGATACCACCACTAACGGTGGTCTTCATTTTACCTTTCTCTGAAGATGCTGACTGTGCTTGTCCTGGATTAGCAAGTGCTCTATCAACAGCACTACTTACTGATTGATCTGTTGCTTGTGCGGGAACAGCACCACGACTTACATTAACATCAGCAGTCCAGTTTGCTGCCTGAGCGGGTGCTCCACCTGCTAATGCTGCCGCTGCTGCACCTGCTATGGCAGCTCTCTTGGCAATACCAGCACCTCTTCTTTTGACTGCTTTCAGTCTACTCGCAATACTTTCTGCAAGTTCTTCATCTTCGCAAGCAGATAGTTGCTCCTCAAGGAAAGCAACCTCTTCTTGGATTTGCAATAGAAGAATCCGATCAGATTCTTCTATAAATTGAGAGAACGACTTCATGTATCTCTATATCTCCGTAGAGATATTTATCAAACAAACATTCCCCTTTCATTCATGTGATGTAGGGTCTCCTTCAGCGTACCTCGGAACATACCAATAGAAATCATAGGGTATTCACCCTCATCACCAAACTCATCTCTGAATTGCTTTTCGGTAAAATGCTTATCAAGTTTATACACAACTACTTCTTCTAGATGAACTGCCTTCAGAAGAGACGATGCCCTATCACACTCTTGACTTCCGTTAGAATAAATTGATACTTGTGTCATTCTTGATTTCTCCATTTATCGATTTCTTCTTGAGTAGGAACAATGATTCGGAAAGCAAGACCATCCTCCTCAAACTCCTCATTCATTTTTTCATATGTTTCTGGTGTGATCTTTTCAGTCACGCTGCCTCCAATCGTCAGGTTTATCTCTTTGGAACCAATCTACAATTTCATCTGCACCATCAAACCCCGTTCTGTGATTGGATGGGTCGGGGTCACCTAATCCCATCCTATTCATAAAATCGTCAATGCTACCTTCTTGAATATCTTGAGATGCCTGGCGTCTTGCTTTCTGCAACCAATCTCTAGCAAGAGTATGTGCTTTGGAAAGTTTTTCCGCCCAGATCATATCCTCTAGGGGAACCTCTTCTTTGTTCGCAATACATCTACAAATGGACTCTAGTCTGAGTCTGTATTGAGTGGAGAGCATGTTAGTTAATTTTGAGTTTGTCTTTTAGATCAAGAACCTTGTTAACCTCGTTTACCGCAGCAGACATCCTAGCACCTAGAATATCCATGATATCTTCATAGATTACTTCATTATCTACGTAGTCATCGAAGTATGTGTCGATTGCTTCTTTGAGATACCTCTTGCGGTGCCACTCAGGCGAATATGGTTTATACATGATGAGGATAATACATGCTAACGATCATAATACTATTTACTAGGGTTGTCAACGTCGCCATGCTCTTCGATAAGTTTCTCAATCTTGGTTTTTTTACCAGAGAGTTTTTCTATTTCATGCATGGACGACTTTGAATATTTTTTCATTTTCTTGTAGTTCTTGATGAGTTTTTTGATCTCCTCATGGGGCATCTCAACTTCAACATCGAACGTTCCTTTTTCAAAACCCTTACTCATTTTCTTTTCTTTTGTTCTTTTGGTTTTACTCCCCACAGTTTAGGATTTACGGTGCCATATCCAAAATCAATTTTCTGCACGGCACCCTTACCATACTTATCATAATACATATCAAAAAGTTTAGAGACCTTGGTACAACGAACAAGATCAATGAACTTTTGATTACCAACAATATACCAAATCAATCTAGCATCTGTTGGAAAAGATTTATCGTTCGCAGCTTCAAGGGTAGTTTTCTCAAGAAGGACCTGGCAACTGTAATCAGATGGATTAATTTGATTAAAATCTGATCCGAAACTTGCCATGTCCTCTTTCTCTTGTTGTTCTACAGCAGCTGTCATGAACGCCCTCCCCATTGAATGTCTGGATATGCCTCAGCAACGTTTGCCTTTGTTAACTTATATTTAGTTGTAAGTGCTTTATCCTTCACAAGGCAAAGAAGTTCTGCTTCTTTTGGATGAAGTCCTCTGAGAAGATTGATAAACATCATCTCTCTACGAGTCTTACTAAGACCATCGTTTCCACCTCTCACAAAATTATAAAGACTCGTCCATTCATTGCGAAGAGATGTTCTGTTTCTACCGTCAAGATCTTGTCCTGTAGCAGACAATCCGCCTTTCGTTTCATTTGCAATGTTTTCGGAGAGAGAACCCTCAAAAGCACTCTGTTCATTAGGATCGCCGTAAGGAACTTCTCCCTCTGGAATCATAGAAATCACCGTCTCATCAAAATTCCAAATCAGAACTGACTTAATAGAATTATCCTCGTATTTCTTAAGAACTTCTACCTTCTTTGCACTGGTCCTCTGTTTAGATGCTGCCTCAAGAACCTCAAAAACAAATGGATTCTGAGGCAACTCTACGGGTTTTGGTTGCACCTTTGCCTTCACGGTTCTAGGTTTTCTAGTCGTCTTCTTCGTCGAGTTCGTCATAGCTATTTTCAAATCGTACTGCTAAAATTTCATCTGGTAATACATTTCCGTTTTCATCAAACATCTCTGGATGAGTATAAACGGGTTGGGTTTGGAATTGGTGCTCCTTTGCGAGCCATCCTACCACACCTCCTACAAAAAAGAACATGATTGAAACTAATGTTCCTATGGTGAGGGTTACTGCTAACATCTTCTGTCCTCCAGAGATTATTTCTTTCTGATGTCCAGATAGAAGTTCAGGTGGAAAACAATCTCTCTTCGGAAGAGACCAACCATTTTACCGAACTTTATCTGAAAAGTTTTGGGCGGTTCTGGTTTTCCCCTCCTGT